ATACATATTCAGCGCCAATCTTATCTGCGTACTTTTCCATAGCTTCGATACCGGCTAGATTACCAGATCTTTCGTCGCCATCCCAGCACTGATAAATTAAATTTTTCATTTTTTATAAAACCAATCTATATTTGTTTTTTCAAATTTCTTAAAGCCCAGCCGAGATAAGATATTTGTTATTTTCGAATCTATTACATTATCTGCTTCAATTTGCAATATCGGAGAATTATTCTTTAATGTTTCTATCATACCTTCTAAAACTGGAGCAGTGTATCTTTCAACATCAATTTTAATAAAATCTACATCACTGAATTCATAGCTATCTATAGCTTTGCTAATAACTTCTTTAGGTTCTACTACTCCAAATCTCTTACCTTCGCCCCACCTACTTTTGATTAAAGACAATGTATCATCATGAACAACTACATTAGATTCTGAATTTTTACTATTTTCGTATATTTTTACTTTACCATCTGTATTTGATACTGCTACATTCAATGGAATAATATTTTTAAAATCCTTTGTGTTTTCTTCTAATAGATCATATAGGTATGAAATTGGTTCAAAGGAGTATACTGTATCAAATATTTTAGAATATTTAATTGCTGTTGCTCCTATATGAGCTCCAATATCTAAACATACTCGAGTATCTGTCAAATGCGGTGTTATTATTTTTAGCTCTTTTACACCTTTACTCTCGGCCCATTCTTTACGATATTGGTTATGCGAAGGAAGTTTCATTATTTTACCACTTCGGAGAAGTTAAAATATTCTCAGATTTTAAATTATGGGAATACGTATTAGCAATAAAGTGTACATCATTAACTAAACCAACGTTGAGTTTGATTGGTTCAAACCCTAAAGACCTAAGTCCTTTATTGCTTACTGCTAAATCATTTTCTGCCAATTCTTTTCGAGGATTATCAATGTATTTGATAACACCGTCATATGATTTAGCACATAGCTCGGCTAAATCTTTTACAGACATAACTTCGGTTACTTGGTTGAAGATTCTAACTCTTTCGGTTTCCGGTGGATTTTCACAGGCCAGTTGAACGCAGCGAGCAGTATCTTGGATATGAATGAATGCTCTTTTCTGGCCACCAGTTCCATATACCGTAATATCATTATTCGTTGCTGCTTGAGAAATAAATCGATTTAATACCGTTCCATAAATTCCATCGTAATCAAATCGATTTACGAGTCTTGGATCCAGCTTAGTTTCTTCGGTTTCTATTCCCCAAACAATCCCTTGATGCAAATCAGTAATTTTCAAACCCCAGTTTTTCTTATAGAACTGGAATAGTAATTGATCAATTGATTTTGTCATATGATAAACACTACCGGGATTAGTTGGATAGAGAATATCTACATCCTTCTCGGTAGAATTAATTTTTACGTTAAGATACCCTTCGGGAATATCACCAAAATCTTTTGAATATCCATACACACCCATTGTACCAAGATGGATTAGGTGACAATCTGGGCATAGATCAACAATTGCGTTAAGAACATTGTGTGTTGCTGTAATATTATTGTCAACTGTATATCTACGTTCATGCTGACTAATCATAGAATACGGAGCAGCTCTCTGTTCAGCAAAGTGTACAATAGCATCTGGTCGCAAATCTTGAACAATTTTAGCAAAATGATAAAAGTCTTTTGCTATATCAACATGCCTATAACTAATATTCCAACCCTGATCATGAGCGGCGTGCATTCTTTCATCAACAGAACTAATATCTGTCAGTGAATTGCTATTCAATTCTTTATCGATTTGTCTACGAGATTGATTATCAATGATATAGACTTCATGGCCTTCTTTAGCAAGCTTTAAAGATGTTGGCCAACCACAAAAGCCATCACCACCTAATACAAAAATTCTCATTTAAAATATTCCACTCCACCGCCATAAGTATCGTAGTCAAAGACTTCTTGAATGTCTTTTTCATCGACTTCAACATCATGATTATGTTCTTCTTGTTCCTTTTTGCTCATTTTTTATCCTAAAGTCTCTATATCATAAAACATCTCACCCAACTCTGACCAATCACCTTTCCAATTTTTCGGCTTCTTTTGAAAAACAACCATAGCTCTATATGTAGGAATTTTTTCAGCAACGCAGTGCATTATCGGACCTTTGTCATGATTTTGATTAATCTTTAAATTTTTTGCATCTTTTGGGTATATGAGTTTGTTACTTTCATCGTGTACAACAAAAGTGCATTCGCCATGTTTATATACGAGCGGTAACCAATAATGGTGAAATCGTTTTTGGTCTCCATTATATTTCAATGTTATTACCACGGTTTTTGTGCCTCTACTACTGCGCTATGCAATGCTCTGATTTTACCCTGACTATCTATACCTCTAAAATCTGCGACTCGGCTTTGTTGATATACGTGATCTCTAACCATAATAAAACCAAGCTCTTTGAGAGTACCTATAAGTTCTTTCTTTCCCCAAACATAGAGATGTTCACCATTTTGATATAGAAGCCCTTGCGCGCATTGTATTCGAATTGGCTCGTCTTCGTAACCCGGCGGACAAAACTTATGCTTTAAAACATAAAAATTATGGTAATGAGCACAGAAATATTCCTCATCTGCGGTTAGCTGCTCATCAGATAAAAGTTTATCAATAAATTCTCGCGGAGGCCAAATCGTGCGGATTGTACCACCCGGCTTAAGTACTCTATACATTTCTTTAAGAAAATCAATTCCTTCACTCTTGTGAAGATGCTCAATGAAGTGCTCCGAATAAACACCATCATAAGTATTATCTGAAATACCCTTCATAGGAAGGTTGCGCATATCGTATTTTTCTACGCCTTTTTCAGGATCTGCAACATCACGCACAGCATCCCAGTTGAGGCCTCTTTTAAATCCAGCTGCAATTTCGAGATATTTTGCCATTTTTCATTCCCTTCCATATTGTAGGCATATTAAATTTATCTCTTGCAAGATAATGATTGATTCTACCATCGGGTAAATTGCCACTTCCCCATTGGTACGGCATTCTATTCCAATGCGTATCAAACTCAAAAACTTTAAATTCTGGCTGACTTAACTGGAGATTAATATACATTTGTTCAGTATATCGTGTATGCATTACATAATTATCAACCGATGTAAACATTTCACGAGCTTTTTTTCGGCCGTGTTTAGTCCACAATTGAAGGCCACCATTGAGATATCTGAATCTTTCTTCTGGATAAAGCTTTGACTTAGGAAACATCCAGTCTTTACCGAATAAATGTTTACCATACGCGATGATACCACGTTGATAAATTTGTTTGTCCATTACATTGCGCATCCATCCAGCCGGTGGGCCAGTATGAACACCGAGCTCATGCACCATTGCTACATCAGCATCTTGTTCAAAGCTTTCGAAAATATTAAAAGGAGTGGCAACTAACATGTCAAGATCCAATGTAAGGATATTGTCATATTGCTCGAATTGTTGATCATAGAAAAGTCGTAGAGAATCAAGGCGAGGATCTAGATGATCGAAGTACCTATCATGGCTTAAAATATATTCTGCACCACAATGCTTAGCATACTTTTGAGCGTTCTCGGACCCCGCCTTTGCCCAATCTGGCATTTCAACACCGCCTAAGTCAGCGTCAAATGATTCATACGGAATGTAGTATTGGAATATTAAGTTTTTCATTACAAATTATATATTCTTATTTTTTTGGAGCAGATTTTCCCTTTACCGCGTCAGCACCAAAGAACGCAGCAACTAACACCGAGATAGAAACAAAATAAGTTGGAGCAATATCACTAATCAACTGTGCCGCTTTGTCTTGACCCATAATTGTAGTAATCAAAATAATTGCTGGATACAGCAGCATGCCAAACAATGCAAACCAAGTCATTTTTCTCATAGCATCTCTTTGTGCATCGGCATCTTCGAGTTCTTTGCGTTTAAACTCCATATGCATTTCCAATTCTTCGGCTGAAATATGACCATCGCCATTAGTATCAGCTTCATCTAAGCCTTCAATAGTCTTCCGTAATTGCTTTATCTCTTCCTTTGTGGGTTCGGCCATTGTTATACTCCGCTAAAATTATGCTAGCAATTTCTATTGCACGATCATAACCATTGCGCAGACGATTGGACCTAAAGCCATTCTCTACGAACCACTGTAAAGTATTTATATCAGATGCAAACACAGGCATGTTGAAGTCTTCAGTTATAACTTCGAATTCTGATCTCAAATTAAAAGTGTCAAAAAACAATTTATTTTCCATAAGTTCCAAGGGCAAGTTCCAATTCTACAAATAGGTATTCTTCAAGATCATCTTCATTGCACTGGAAGCGAATACCAATACCGCCAGCTTTTTTCCATCGTGCGATGTTTTCAGGCTTATCGTCAATCAGAATATTTGGCTGACGAGTAAGACTATTCATTGCGTATTTATGTTTGTTACTAGTAAAGATAACATTTTCGACTAAAGGTGGCATATAGTGCTTATCTTCGAGCCATCTACGCTTCCAATAAGCCGAGTTGTTATGATCGCCTTTGAGTGGAGAAGAACAGATACCCCAATCACCATTAGTAATGTCATTGACAAACCTAATGATCTCACATGAGAGACTAGGACCTGATCTACGTGGACCACGATCTTCTCTAAAGATTGGTAGTGTGTAAAAGAAATCAGTGTTAGCAAGTTCTTTAAACTTGATCTCACGATCCTGAATTGACTTCCAATGGTCAACACCATATTTTACTTCGATACCACTAAAAAAGTCGGCGATTACGCCATCCATATCAAGATATACTGTCATCCGAAAATTCCTCCTCTAATTCTTTCATCAATATTAAATGCTTCTTGCTCGAGCTCATCGAGCGCTTCGTGGAGTGGGTCAACCCATCGACTAGCGCCTTTTGGAGTATGAGAACTATTAAGAGCCGGCTCTACACATAGAGCAATTTCTGTGCGACATTGATCAATAAACATAATCAGATCGTCAAGCTGTTCCATTTGTTTCAAATGTTCATCATTGTAGAACCGACGTCTTGCCATTATACTACACTTCCGTTTGCAATCAATGAACTCATCATCAAGCGAACCTGCTTTAAGCGGCTCTCTAACTTGCGAATAACTTTTGGATTGTTAGTACTGGCAACTTCTTGCATGATAAATGCAGGAAGCAAACGGCTTTGGCGCTCGATTACAGTGCGCTGATCCTCTACACTTAAGTTTGTAACAAACTGCTTGAACTTTGCATTTGAAGCCATCTTTGACATGTTATTTCCTCTTTCCATTTTATAGATCTATTATACACTATATTTGAGGAAATGTACACTAAAAAGTGCACTTTTTTATTTAATTAAAATAAAGGCTTACGTTTTTTATCCGTGAAACACTTTACGCCTATTATATTCATCACGAGTTTCGATCATTTTATCGATCCAAGCATCTCGTGTTTCCTTGTACATGACAGGATGAAAGTCATCTACATCCATAACAATTCGTGTTTGTTGAATAGCCATACCAGTACGTTCTTCCCACATGACAGCATATGCTGCTAGTTGCATAAAGTAATTACCAATATTGGCTTTTTTCTTAGGACGTCGAGAAGTCTTCCAATCAACGATTGTAGGTACACCATCCCATTCGCAAATACAATCACATGTACCGGCTAGCTGCAAATGATCAGAATACAACGGAACTTCTTGTCCGTAGATTTTAGTGACATGCTTATCGAGCAAAGGACGAAGATTCTCGAGAGATTGAACAACATGTGGAAGAAATTCATTACGGCAATCGGGTTCATTCCTTAAATATTTTTCAATAAGGCTATGTACAGCAGTACCACGAGCAGCAGCGCGGCCGCCGATACGATTAGCTTCTTCTTCACCTACTCGTTTACGCCATTTTGCAATTGATTCTTCACTTAAGATACTAAGAACAGTAGTAACACTAGGATAGGCATTACCATCCAGGGTAAGATATCTCCTTCCGTCAGGACTATCTGTTCGATCCAAGCTTTCATATCCCATATCAATTTTTTCATGGATAAACTCCATCATCATTTCCAATCGTTGTTTTATTTAATAATAGTATTATTATAAACCATTTTGCAGCAAAAGTAAACAAAATAATTCATTTTTATCTGAGTCCCATTAATTCTTTTGTCATTATATAGTCTCTTACTATACCAGACCTTACGATATCATCCCATCCGAATTGAATAATAGAGAAATCTTTCATTCTTTCAATGATATTTAAGAATTTTGCTAAACCGTTTCTTTCACCGTCATTGTTAAAATCAGATTGTAGATAATCACCACAAAGAATTAATCGAGTATTTTCACCAGCACGAGTCATGACAGAATCTAGTTCATGGAAATTAAGATTTTGCATTTCATCGACAATTATAATTGCGCGATCAAATGTTCTACCACGAATAAAAGACGTTGTTTCGAATTTAATGATATTAGAAGAAACAAGCTTGTTATAGGCAGTTTTATCTGCTACTAATTCTTGACAAATCATTTTATACGGTGATTCATAGACTTCTATTTTTTCTTCTAGCTTTCCCGGTAAAAATCCAACCTCTCTGACTGGAACAATCGATCTCATAATAATAACTTTGTCATAAGATGAACTTTTTTCGAGACATGCTTCGAGTGCTAAGTACAGCGCAATAAAAGTTTTACCGGTACCAGCAGATCCAGCAAGAACTAGATTTTCACCTTCATCCCATAAACTATATGCTTTTTGCTGATTCGCCGTAATAGGATCGAATTCGAGTAAGTCTTCGTATTTGATTCTTGCACTACTCATGTTTTTACTTTACTGTTTCTTCCAGATTGTTTGTCGATTTTTTTCATGAAGTCTCTCCAATCTCCGCTGGTTTTTCCAAGTGTACTACCGTGCTGAGTTATCATCGCAGGAAATTTCATGACATGAATAACGTCGACCATTTCATTTAGAATAGTTTGTAATTCATCACGTGAACAATTTACATTCCATTCTTCTTGAGTTTTAGTATCTTTTAAGGTGTAGATTGGCATCTTGTCGAATTTCTTCCTTTATAGTATTAACACGTTTTGTCATCCAACTGATGGCAGTGCTAATATGCCCAGTATCCTGTGGTTGCAAACACGATTTAGCATATGCAATTTCATTTTCAATAATATCTATTTGATCTAATTTATCCATCACATTTCTCCATAAACCATTCCGGCATTTTACGTTTTGTCCAGACCATTTTAAATCGAGCTTGCTTTGTTTTATAAAAAGCTCGATAAGATTTAACGGGTTCATTGTAAAAGAAACATTCTGGATTAGAACCCATTGCTAACCTAAAGGGTGTTAGTGGTCCTTTCGGTATATTGCGCGGAGCAGAATATAATGGACCTCCTAGATCTCGCGCAGTCTTATGAATCTTATCATATCTATATGTATATTCTTGACACAGAGCAATGAAATGATCGTAATGCCAACGATAGTTCATATCACTTTCCATTGTCCATTGAGTACAAGGATGACCAACATGAACTGCTTTATAGTATAACAATTCAGCTTCGAGATCATCGGCACCTTCATACAGATCCCAATATTTTACCATAGTCTTACCAGACTTAGATGGTCGCTTAGTTAACAGGCCATCAAGTACTCGATGAGCAGTCGATAGCATTTGACCGGATTCTACTACCATTTTAGGGATATGTTTATCACACTGCATTTGAGCAGCAATTACAGGATCTTCATCGAGTATAAAAATATTCATGAGAGATATACCTCCGCTCTCCAACATAATACTCTATTATTATACCATAAAAGTAGAGAAATGTAAACCCCTAAAATGAAAAGAGGTTCCAGCTTATAAAACTGGAACCCCTCTTCTTTAACTTATATGCTTATGTTACTTCAGCGATTCGCCTAATTAAGAAAGATCGTTTTTCTAAGATTTTTTTCATTCTACTGAATAATCCTTTCTTCTTTAGCTTTTCAGCATATTCTTGAAGTTCGTGTGAATCTTTCTTGAGTCTTTCGAGCTGAGTAATTGTCATATTGGATACTCCGGTTAATGGTTAATCTTTTAACAATCCGGGAAAGGCCTCCTCTATTACAGGGCGCGTAATACCTTTTGGCTTTTCCTTATTAATCATAGATATAACGAGTCGTGCATCACTTGGATCAATCGACTCAATCAAACCGATAAAAATCTTTTCGCGTTTAAACGCCGGCATCTTAGATCCCGGGCCGCCTTTAACAAAATATTGGAAATCTTTATTTCTTTTAAGAAGATTTGATGGTGCGTTGTAGCCATCATTTGCTGTATATGGCGGCTCACCTTTTGGGAGTAACCATGAAACTGTAGAGTCATATGTGCCTCTCAAAATATCTTTAAGAGCCCACGTGTCATTCTTTTTGAGTATACTAACTTTTTCAGACTTTGTTTTTGCTTTTTGTGCTTCTTCAATGACTTCATATATGTATTTCATCTTCACCTCTATTTTTATTTATATAAGCATATACTTTCACTTGGTGATTAAAAGTATGCGGATACATGTCTGGATCAACTAGTCGATCGCCGTAGTATCTGATAAGTTTTTGGGTAAATGTCTCGAGTGTATCTTGCATCCGATAAAATTATTGTAGTACTCATCGCTGAGCAGTACGTCCTTTTCAAATTGGAGTTTTGCTTCATAATACGACATCTCACCTTTTGTTTGACAAAGGCGAAGAA